GTCCGATGCCTCCTTCATGTCCAATGTGACCCACTCTTGGTCAATGGAACTCTCGAGGGCAAGGTCACGATTGATCTGCTGGTTTGTGAAATTCACAAATCCGGCGGTCCAGCGTGACTTCTCAAGGTGCGCAACTATTGCGCGCCCGAGACCCTGTTGAATCCATTGATACTCGAGTGGTTCACACGAGATAAGCCTGGGACCTCGACTATCTTTGGGGACGAGCACGACTTTCGCCGTGCCCGCCTCCAAGAGTTCGAGGTCTTCGTATCCGCGGTACTCGTCGCACACCTGCATCAAGCTATATTGGAAATACTCCGTAAAGGGGTAGATCCTTTCAATATCTCGATACAGCCGGGAGAACACATGTTTTTCATGCGGTTTCTCTCCTGTGGCGACAGCCCCTGGTCCATGCCTCGGAAGGATGGACGTAGGGTCAAACATCCCGAAAACGCCAGTTGCAATGCAACGAGCGTTATCAGTGATGATAGTCTGCGGGATGATGAGCTGAGCAAGCTCAGCATCAGTACGTACGAAGTCCTCCAATACTTTTTGAGTATCGGATTCATCGTAAGGCATCTCTAGCTTGTATAAAAAATATACAAGTTGTCTTAGTGCTCTGAGCATTCTGGGATCAGCATCGGGTCTTTCGACCCCATTGTCTGCGAATAAACCACTTAGTAACCACCCAAACATTTTGGGGATTACAGTGCCAGGCTTCTTTTGGAAGCCAGGTACGGTAAGAGGAATATTCTTTGAGAGAGCCGTGTCTACGACCTTTCCCAATCTCGGAAGGGTCTTCGTTATAAACGAAAGCCCCTCAGAGCGGACTCGAGAAACGATTTTTCGTTTTTCGAGCCGAGACTCTGTTGATGTGATACCGAACATCTCAGCTATATCAGCGTAGAGGTCGCAGTAGAGAGCCAGATACATTTCTGTATCTGGCGAGGCTATCATGGTATCCATATGGTATACCTCCTAGCCATCACTACAGCAACTCTACACCACGCCCTATCTGGGCTGCGTATGGACTGTCTAGTATTTCTACTAGACGCTTAATACACAGTTAACTCATGGGTACCTACTGAACCAATACATAACGTAGAGGAACAGCAAGAGACACATGAATTCCCAGCACCATCTAGGCAAGGGCCTAGGGTTCGTCATTCAGCAGTTTCGCGACGTTGGCCGCACTCAAGAAATTCTTGAGTTGCGTAACCATGTCTTGAATCTGCGCAGTCGTGACTGTGTTCTGCGGCTCTTCAATGACCGCATACACAGACCCCGTCTGCGACAGGCCGGAGGTCGAATTGACCTTCTGCAAGTCGAGACGAATCAGGTGCCGCGTCGGAGCAGACGGATCTTTGGATTTCTGACCATGAGAAATGGTCAGAACCTCAGCTTCGCCTGCCGCTACCGATGCATTGGCGCGAATGGCTTTGCCATTCACGATGCTCGTTAGCGCGTAAGTCCGAGTGGACGATGCGTCGCCAGCGAGCGTAATGTCAGTTGCAAACATAATGATAGCACTAACTACTGTGTTGATTGTTATGTCCACCGCGGAATTGTTGGGTAACAACTCCTTGGAGAACGGTTATTCAAGCACGCTGCACTATGAGGGATCCTCCTAAGAGGATCTGACTCCAGTTTGGCGCCTTGACCGTCTGGTCGAGAAGACCAAAGGACGGAATGTCCTTTCGCCTCTCGTATCGGAGCGTATCACACATACTCATTTCGACTTCAACCCCGTCAGGGGCATAGGTCGAAGCGGGTTTGTGGAAATATGAATCTCTGTATTCGAATTTAATCGAATGGCAGAAATCCGTCACCGTTGCAGGGATTTGTAGGTTATCAGATCTGAGCTGGTTAAGCCAGTCGCCGACGTTGAAAAACCAATCAACGACGAACGAATATGGAATTGCATTCCATATAATGGAAGGATTCCACTGAACTCCTAAAGAGTCCAGGAAGCCTTTGATCTGATTAGAAACCAGGGACATATCAGGCATAACGTAACTGTATTGTACAGTTGCGCAATAGACGGGTCGCTGGATCCATCGAGTTTCAATTCGATGTATCCCGCTAGCGTCTGTAGCCGGGTTATTCGTAGGAAGCGATACCAAGTCCGTGAAGCGCCTGTAATGGCGCTTCAAAGGCTTATTCGCTTCTTCCTGTAACCGACGTAACTTCTTTTGGAAGTTACGCAATGACCCCCTCAATCGCTCCACGTCGGACAAGAACGGGCGCCATCCGAACGAAACATTCAGATGTGCGCCGCTAATGTTCTTAAGGAACCCACGGGACCTATTCCACAAGTGGAACAGGTCCTTAAGTTGCTTAAGTTCCAACATGAAGTTAACGAGTGACTCTCCACCTTCAGAGAAGGTGGGCATCATCTCATCCATCGCCTGCGCACTAAGCGCTTTCCAGTTCACGTTTCCGAGAACTAGATTGCTGCTATAGCCCGCCCACGTTGGATATGTGCACGCATGGTAGTAGGCATCACGCGTCGTTTTCGTCGCGTTTGGATCTACTCCACTGCGGTACACATGTGGCGTAGGAAATATTTGGCGAAACACCCTTGTATGGGTGCAAGAGCCAAAGCATTTCTTACGCGGCTCATTATACGCGATTGTCTCATTAAGAGACACCCACGTATTGCCACTGACCGAACCACCAGACACGTTGGTACCGTAGTTGGGATTCGAAATCGAATCCCAACGGGTAACACGGGACTGAGAAGGCACGGTGAAGTTAGCTGAGCGGTTTTTGGTTTTCATGCAACAGTGACT